CCCGCGCAACCGCCGCATCCGTCGCCTGAACCTTCATTTCTGACCTCCTGAGTCATGCAAGCGCTCATCGCTTACAACAATCATATTAATCGCCTCGCGCGCGCTCTGCAACAGCCCTGGGGGTCTCGGATAGGTAGCTCAAATCTTCAATGGTACCTTTAGTATCACTATTCTAGTTGATGTCACTTGCGTTTTCCTATATAATCACAGTATGGACGAGAACACACCTACCTTAGGCCATCGTTGGGATCCTGACGCGGCCTTACTCTCCTTAGAAACGTCGCGCACGGTTAAGGACGTAAACATTCACGATCCTTTACAGCTGCGAGAGTCTGTCAATGATATGTTCCGTGAGTCGGCTGAATTAGTCGCCATGGGCGTTATTCATCTAGCGTTACATGAACCTAGTCCAAAGATTAGACTCGAAGCGTCTAAGTACGTTTTGGATAAGGCGACTGCTGATGCCGAAGGTGAAGCTGATCCATTAGCCAAGCTTGTGTCCGATCTTTATAAGCAGCTCGACGTGAAGGTCGAGAATGCCTAATCTGGATAAGGCTGTTATCTTTGACAAGATCGGTTATAAGCCGCATAGTCAAGGGCAGCTGAGCTACCACAGTAGTACTGCGCGCTTTCGTGTTCCTTGTTGCGGCCGACGTTACGGGAAGAGCACGATGGCAGGTGCTGATAGGGTGGCCGATCTTTTTATGCCTGGAACGTATGGATGGATTGTTGGTCCTACGTACGATCTGGGCGAAAAAGAGTTCAGAGTTATTTGGGATTCGCTTATTGTGAATTTAAGGCTTGGTCTTGATAAGAGAGTCAAGAAGGCTTATAATAAGCGGATGGGCGAGATGTATATCGAGATGCCTTGGGGAAGCCGTGTTGAAGTTCGAAGTGCGACGCAGCCTGAGCGATTGGTTGGCGAGAAGTTACATTGGGCCATTATGTCGGAGGCGGCTAAGCATAATCGCGAGACTTGGGAGAGGTTTATTCGGCCGGCGTTATCTGATTATAGAGGCTCGGCTGACTTCCCAAGTACGCCCGAAGGCTTTAATTGGTATTATGATCTTTGGATGCACGGGTTTGACGATGGGCTGGAGGCGTGGAACTCTTGGCAGTTCCCATCGTGGGAGAACCCTGTGGTGTTCCCGGAAGGGCGTACAGACCCGGAGATTCTTGAAATCGAGAAGACGACAACTAAAGAATGGTTCTTGCAAGAAATTGCGGCGGACTTCTCTGCCTTCGTAGGCAAGATCTTTGATGAGTTTAGTCCCATGGTGCATGTGAAGAGGCATAGCTTTAATCCGGCGTGGCGTAATTATTTGTTCTTTGACTGGGGTTTTGTTAATCCCTTAGCTTGCCTTGAGGTACAAATTGATCCAATGGATAATGTGTACATCTGGCGGGAGCATTATGGTTCGTATAAGCGGGTGGAAGAGCATTGTCAAATATTGCGTAGTAGGGAGCGTCCTGATGGCTACCATGTTGATTGTGCGTTTGGCGATGCGGCTGATCCGGAAGCGGCGTCAGTAGTTAGCCAGCATTTAGTTCAATGCGTAGCTATGAATGAGGCGAAGGCTAATTGGCGTGAAGGCATTGATCTGATTAAAAAGTTCTTGCGGACGTACGATACAGGACGTCAGCTAGATGAGTTCGGTACTCCCGAGCTTAAGCCTAAGTTGTTTGTAGATCCCTCTTGTGTTAACTTGATTAGGGAGTTTAACAATTATAAGGCGAATGATAGTAATAGGTCCAATTTAAGAGAATCGAGTACAACCTCGGCTGCTATTAAAGAAGACGACCATTGTCTTGATGCTTTGCGTTATGGCTTAATGCATATCTATAAACTGGGAGCTACCTACTCTTTAAGGGATGCTTTAGTTGGTGGAGGCGTTCAGCAGGCGTTAATTGATCAAGGACGAGGCGATACTTACTTTAGGGAGCAAGCGAGCTTTGTCGACAGTATGGAGTTCTAATGACTATTGATTTTGAAAAGTATGATTTGGTTGAAGTGCTCGACTCGGGCACTATTTTATTGCAAGAGAAACAATTAACTTCGCCTGCGCTTACCGAATTAGGTAGCACTGGTATGACTTCTTACGGAACAGTTTTCCGTCAGGAGTATAATTCACAGCTTCGAGGGCAGGCTGGTAGGCTTACGTATAATAAGATGCGTAAGTCTGACGGACAGATTAGAGCGATCTTAAGGCTGATTAAGACTCCAGTGCTTGCAGCACGTTGGTATGTCTCTCCGGCGTCTGATAGTCGTAAGGATCAGAAGATTGCACAGTTCGTAGAGGACTGCCTCTTCAAGTATATGTCTACATCATTTCCTCAGCTAATGACTGAGATCCTCACTATGCTAGACTTTGGCTTTAGTACTTTTGAAAAGGTTTATAAGATCGAGGATGTAGGCGGCAAACAAAGGGTTGTTTGGAAGAAGTTAGCTCAGAGGCATGCACTTGATATTTATCAGTGGCGCTATGACGAGAATGGTGGCCCTTCAGAGTTATCTATCTTTGATCCTAATGCCGCAGGCTCTTCATACTTAAATATTCCGATGGAGAGATTATTAGCGTTCGTCTTCGAGAAAGAAGGCGGCGATATGGAAGGCGTAAGCGTTCTGCGGCCTGCTTATAAGCATTGGTACTATAAGGAAAACTTGTATAAGGTTGACGCTATTCAAAAGGAGCGTCACGGTGTAGGTATTCCGGTTATTAAGCTTCCTGTAGGATTCCAAGATGAGGATAAGAGGTTAGCCGACGAGTTAGGTAGGAATATCCGTACTAACGAGAAGGCGCACATTGTGCTTCCGCCTAACTGGGAGATTTCGATGTTGAAGCTTGAAGGCCAGCCTGTTAATGCTATGGAAAGTATTGCGTACCACGATAAGGCCATTGCGCGCTCTATCTTGGGGCAGTTTATTAACTTTGAGCAGGCCACCGGACAGCAAGAGCAAGTACAGACTTTATTCTTGAAGGCTACCCGATACATTGCAGAGACTATTCGCGATGTATTCAATAAGTGGGCTATTCCAGAATTAGTTGCGTTTAACTTTCCGAATGTAGAAGAGTTCCCGGAGTTACGCGTACGCCGTATTGGCGATACGATGGATTGGCGCACAGTATCGTTCGCTATTCGTAACTTCATCGGTGCCGGAGTCATTGTGCCCGATGATCGCCTCGAGACCTGGATTCGCGACGAGATGGACCTGCCTCCTGTGGAAGAATTGACGAAGCGCATTATCGTGGCACCTCTTAATCAAGGTACTATTCCTGATGGTCAGCCTGATGGTCAGCCTGGCCCAGGTAATGCTGCCACAGGGCTCTCGCATATGAATGGCGGAGCAGGCTCTAATGTGCAAGCGCCTAATGCAGCCGGAGCAACTATTCCTAAGGCTAAATTGCCTGGACAAAGTGCTGCGGGTAATATGAAGAAGACTCCTGGAGCTAATGGCCGAGTAGGCGTAGACCAATCGGGAAAGGCTAAGTAATGGCTACTAGAAATATTCAGGTACATTGTGGACAAACATACACGCACACGCTTAGGCTTAAAGATGCTGCTGGGCTGCCAATTAATATTAGTGCAGATAGCTTTCAAGCTAAAGTGGGTACAAATGACGGAACTCTTATTGGGGTATTCACTTGTACTATTGTTGATGGACCTAACGGAATCTTAACAGTAGCTGCTAATAGTACCACTACAGCAGCTTGGATTACGTACTTAGGCGTACAGGAATGGAAGCTCTGGCGTAATAATGCCCCTCTATTAGATGGCACTTGTATTGTTAAGCGAGGAATGCCTGTATGAGTGATACGACAGATATTTGGGTACAAGAAGTCAATACTAATTTAATTTTGGCTGAAGATAGTTTAGTAGTTGAATATAGTGATGTAGAACTTATCAGTGCAGGTGAGGCTGGTCCAGCTGGTAGCCCAGGTGTATCTGGTGCTACATTCTCTCTACCTGGAGATTTAGTTAATACTACCGGCCTCTCTAGGTATTACATGAGTAGTAATGGTACATTACATACAGTGTACTTATCTGTAGGTGTGCCTGATTCATTGCACTCTATTATTATTACACTCAGACTTAATACTACTAGTGTAGCTACAGTAACGCTGACGGCTAATCAATATGTAGTGAGTTCTAGTCTGACTATTAATTATAGTGCAGGAGATTATTTTACAGTAGACATCCAAGCTAACGGCGGCAAGAATCTTGTCGCTCAACTTATTTATAGTTAGGAACAAAGATGGCTCATACAATGACCAATCATGGATTATATCATTTATTGAACAACGCTATTTCGAATAGCACTGATATTAGGACTTTAGTCTTTAAGACTAGTGCGCCTAGCGTAGCTACAATTCGTGATTATAATAGTGTAGCAGATTTACTCGGCGCTGTTACTGAAGCAGCTGCTTCTGGATATGCTCGCACAGCTTTAGCCGGATTAAGCTTAGTCGAAAATGACGCTACAGATACTATTACCTTATCAGCTTCTCCAGTTACTTTTGGGGCTGTAGCTTCAGGAGAGACTTGGTACGGAGTAGCTTATTACATTGAATCGACTAATGATAATACGCGTACATTACTTTCAGTAGACGTGCCGTCGTCTACCCTTACGACTAACGGCGGTTCTGTAACTTTACCTACTCTTACCTATACAGTGACTGGTTCCTAAGGAGAAGCAATGACTATTCAATATGCAAGCACGACTCGTAATAGTCGTATGACGCAGGTATCTACCGACATCGGCACTTCAGGGTTGATTAAGATTTACGACGGCGTGACAGGCGGTGCAGGAACACCTACAACACCGACCACCGCTTTGACGACTCAAACGCTGCTCGCAACTCTCACCTGTTCAGCCACGTTCGGTACGGCCACCGGAGGTGTGTTAACTGCGAACGCGATCAC